TAATCTCTTCGCAAGATACGAGATAGGTTTTCATTTAAGCGACCTCCTTGAATGATAGTGAACCACCGTAATTTAATTTGTTATGTATTTCAGACTTGTAAATGTTGAGTAGGTAACTAACATCAACATCAGTGTAATCATCCCAGTCTGATACATAATCAGCATTGTCAAAATCACCTGTATTATCTACAAATGATGGGCAACTTCTGAGTTCATATTCATCATCAACCCAAAAGTGTCTGCCTAGTTTGTTACTTAGGAACATAATTTAATACTCCTCCTGAGCAAAGAATGCGAGTTGTTTATCAGTTTCGCAACTGTAACTTATGACCTTAGCATTAATATAAGACTCATCAGTTTCGTTCGGATAATTGTCAACTAAGTGATGATTAGAATTCAAATAGCATTGAATTTCTTCACATAAATGAAGAGGATTTACCCCTTCATCATCACAAACAATTCGACAGGAAAAGTTTAAAATCATTAGGATAAATCCTCAAAGCGTTGATAACAGATTTTCTCTCTCGCTTCAGGAGAGAGTGTTGGATACTCCTCACAGACCTCTTCCCAGAGTGTCTCAAGGATCATTTCATTTCGAAGGCAACTCATTTAAGCGACCTCCTTTGCTTCAATAACTGCATCCCATAGGGTGTCGAATTCTGAAGCGTCCTCGCAGTGCTCCTGCAAGTCTAGATCAGCGATTGAAGAGAACAGGTCACATAGGAGTGAATGTTGCTGATCGGAAAGAGTGATTGTTTTGTTCATACTGTTATTATAGTCGATTGGGGTCAGGTTTCAATAAAAAATGGACAGTTTGCTCACTGTCCATTGGTGTATGATCCCATCACGCAAGCACCATATCTTACCTCAGCATATCCGTACTCTTCGGATAGGTCTAGGCATAAACCCCAACACTCGTCAAGTGTTACAAATGATGAATTTTCATAGGGTGCGGATGGACAGTGGACAGAATATCTCATAATTGTTGAATTCGTTTGATAGTATTATTATACACAAAAAAACCGCCCCGAAGGGCGGTTGTGTGACACTTCCTCAAGTGGTTTGATTGAATGCTCGGTCGTATGATTTCTTGGAATACTCGTAGGCAGTCTTGGAGTGTGTGACAATCCATTTACCGACTACTTGGAGATCTTTCCAGAGTTCCTGTACCTCATACTGGTGAATGCTCCATCTTGCCTTTGCATCAGCAATATATTGTTCACGTGAGATCAAATCAACTTTTGGTTGTGCCACTTTCACATCCTCCACAGGTGCTTTTGGTGAGTATTTAGCAACTGTAGCGGTCGCTTTTGGTTTACGAGTGCGAGTCTTACGAGGTGTAGAAGTCGCTGCTGGCATAGTGTGACAGTTAGTAAAGTGAATAAGTGTGGAAGAGGTTCGACTTAAACTCGCTGCTCTTAGTAGGTTGGAACCCACAATGGCGAGACCCTTGCCTTCCACTCTTATAATATACACGAGATTTCAACCAAATGGGGAAAATGTGTGCACTTTATCAACTGTCACAGTAATTCATTACACCTAAGCGTTTATGCACTAAGTTACTATAATCCTCGTGCAATTCACACCCTATGTAATGTCTATCTAATGATTTTGCAACCATTGCAGTTGTACCTGATCCCATAAATGGGTCAAGAATAGTATCACTAACTCGTGACCCTGCTAATATACAAGGACTGACTAAATCAGGTGGGAAAGTAGCAAAGTGTGCTCCTTTATATGGTTTATTTGTTATACTCCAAACTGAACGTTTGTTCTTCTTTGGATATGATTTAGTGAGACCAGAATGAGGTTGCAATCCTGTACCTTTGTTGTGATATTTGCCTTTTGATCTATCACGTGTACCCCAATCTTTAGCAGGTTCCTTGATACTTTCATTATCATAATAGTATCGCTTGTTCTTACTTAAGAGGAACAAATACTCGTGTGATTTAGTACATCTATCTTTGACACTTTCAGGCATAGGATTAGGTTTATGCCAAATTATATCTTGTCGTAGATACCAACCATCAGATCTTAGTGCAAATGCTAACATCCAAGGGATGCCAATTAGATCCTTTTCTTTATATCCAACAAGTTTATTTGCACGCTTTGATGTATACTCAGGCAGGTCTTGATTAGTCTTACTAAGTGTTTGTTTAGGATATGATTTACCTGGTCTATAGTTATAGTAACTATCACCAATATTCAACCACAAAGTACCATCATCAGTAAGACAATCTCTCACTAATCTAAACACTTTAACCATTTCCTGAATATATTCTTCAGGTGTTGATTCTTGCCCTATTTGTGACAATTCCCCACCATAGTCTCTTAGACCATAGTAGGGTGGACTTGTCACACACATTTGACATTTAGTGGTGATATTTGCTAGTGATTCTCTACAATCACCATAAAGGATTGTATCCTTAGTCATTGTTAGCAGCAACCAATAATTTGCCTAGTAGTTTAGAATAAAACCGACAAGTTTCATCATCAGAATATTCTTTCTTGATTTTATCGTGAACCATTGTGATTAGTTCCTCATACTCTTCTGTTGTGAAGTTGTTATCATCACCCCAAGCATATTGTTGTGGGATGCTATCAACATTACTCATAATAGTCTAAATTTGGTTCATTGTCAATATACACGAAAAAAGTGCCCAACGGTTCAAACCGTGGACACTTCCTAACGTGGCACATATTATACTATTCTACCATCCGAATTGATTAACCTTATCAAAGAATGCTGCTCTGTATGTGTCACCTAGTGAATTGGCATCAACATACGGATCACTCGTTGACTTCCTGACGTATCCTTCATTAGCACCAGCACTACCCTCAATGATTCCCCATACTTTCGTATGTCCTCCTCTATCAACTGGTGCTACTGCTGATATTACTACATCATCACCACTAGCAGCATTTGCTTTGGTGAATGTCCAAGTGACTGACGAGTGGTCTGCTTCAATCTTTGCTTTCTTTCCTGTAAAGCGATACTCTGCTGCTCCTGCCTGACTGCTGACTCTTGCAATATTATCATCAACTGCCTTGAGTCTATATGCTTTGGCGTTTGCTGTTAATTGAGCAAGCAACAAGTCTGCCCAGTTATTTACTTGAGTGGTTGCCATTTTAAAATTCCATTTAATACTGTGCCTGTTTTATTTATAAGCAAGAGGAAGTGGTGGTATACCCTTAACAAAGATATCATCAACCACTCTCTCTAACCTTCTCACTGTCTGCACACTCTGAGCAGGAGTACATACAAATCCTGTCTGCTTACGATACATCTTGAGATCACCTGCCTTAATGATACCACGCTCAATGTCCATTTTATCGTCACTGTTCATCCTGATTACCCTACCTATTGTCTGTGCCATTTCAATGATGCTCAACTGACGTAGCATAATGCAGTGTGTCAATCCTGGAACTGATATACCCTCAGATAGTATGCTGTAATGGAATACGATAAACTTACGATCATCATCTTTACCCCACTCATTGAGTGTATTCATAAAGGTGGTTCTGTTCACCTTCTTATCATTAACAAATGATCCGAACTTACTGGTTACGTGTAACACATCATAACCACGCTCTTTTAACTCTTCCAACATACTTGTCCTGCCTAGCATTCTATCAAGAACTCTACTTGATCCAATACTAACAACGACCTTAGCATTGATGTTGTCATCTATCTCATCTAATACTGATAGAGTTGCATTAACATCATATTCGTGATCGTTACGTCCTCCTCTAGTTAAATCAGTATCAAATGGTATTATTGTAGGTGGTATGATTGAACCAACTTCTATCAACTCTTTAGCAGCAACATTGCATATTATGTCACCATAGACTGAAGGAACATTCATTCCCATCTTCTTAACTAAGTTGCTAGAATACTTAGGAGTAGCAGTAAAGAAATAGTTCTTAGTTGCTTCCTCAGTAAAATGGTTAACAGCAGGAAAGAATGACTTAGCAGTACTATTGTGTGCTTCATCATAGTATAGAATGTCAGGGTTAATACCAGACTCTTGTATCTTATGAAGACTATGATATGTGGTGAATATTATTTGATTACGCTTCCAGTTACCAACTGCCCAGTCATATATTCTACCTGCATTAGTTGTTGACTCATAGTCAGTCAATTTACCACTATGTACGTGTAGATATGCAATACGTGGTAACTGATACTTATCAAAGAGACTAACGAACTCATTGCACAACTGTTGTGCTAATAGAATACGAGGTGCAACTACTACAATAGTCTTGGTTGCTGGTCTCCTTGTATCATAGTCAAATCCATTACGCTGTATCATTCTGATAGCGTGCTGAATCATTATAAATGTCTTGCCACCACCAGTAGGAACAACGATCTGTCCCTTATCATAAGCATCCATTGCTGCGAGTGCTCGTATTTGGTGTGGTCTTAGGGAAATAGTCACGTACTTTTGTCAGTACGTTAACTATAGCAGATCGCAGTGGTGGTGGGGGTTTATTGTGACAGTTTGTCCTTTGTCACAGTCTCTTCATAGAATACTCTGCCACCATACCCTATCATTTGCTGCACCCATTGGTTTGACTCCTTTAGATACAGTTCTACTATGGACTCCTTACCATTGTTAGTTGTCCATACTCTCTCATAGCACCTATGCTCTGAGTTGTATTCATATCCATTCTCAAGCAACTCTGCTATGAATTGTATGTCACTATCGCTAACGGTTTCTGTCATAGTCGTAGTAGTGTGAACTGTGTATTATATCATCTTGTCTGCTCGCTGCGCCTCTAACCTGATAATCAGGGAGATTAATATCGAGTGCATCAAGATCTTTACCAACTCTTGTTTCATTAGAGTGGTAGATTTGTCTGAGTTCATCATCCTTTAACATTGTATTGATACGCTCCAACTCAGTGAGTTGCTTACGTAAGTTGTGTATGACAGCATCAAGATTCGTCATCATAGTCCTCCCTTGCTGCTGTTATAAACTCTTCAATCTGTTCATCAGTTGCTTCGTGCAACCAACCCCAGTGTGGATCATTCCTATCATACTCAAGGTATATCTTACCATCAATGACAGCAACCTTAAGTGAATCCCCTGCTTTTGCCTCTTTTTTTGGCATCAATAACCTCCACGTGTGTAATGTGTTGTGGATAATTCCACTGTGCTGCTAATACCTCATCATAGGTATGTACTACCTTACAAGTATTATCTGTACACCATATTTTGTACCAGTGTCTATCATAAGGTGCATCACTAGACAATTTCTTCATACCTCCAGTGCGGATCATCTCGACCATCAGACCAGAACCAGAAGTCACCATTGTGTTGTGACGAGAAGAACCAGCGACCATCACCTCGCTTCTCTTCAATGATTGCGATAGGGTTACTGCTCATTGCCTCTACAAATTGTAGTTTGGCACGATCACTAACTGGTGTAACTCTCGCTAATTTTCTCAATGGTGGCATCATCAATCTCCTGTCTAATTTTATTGTAGATATCAGAGTACTTAACTCCGTGGATATTCTCACTTGTGTACTGTAGTTCAAGTGGGAAATGTTGCAGTGCTGTTAATAATGCTTCTGCCTCATTCTTTGATATGTTGAGGTTAATCCAAGGGATGATAACCTTAGCATCAAACTCTGAGTTGGTTGCATTTGGATTTGCTTCAACCTTCATCTCTCCTCCATAGGTGGTAGTAGATCATTTCCAGGATGTTCCACGATCTTGCCGTGGTAGTTCCTGACGTTGCGAGGATAGAGAGACTCATCAATCTCAATGTCCTCCCAGTCACTAGCATATATTAGCACATTACAGAAGGTTTTGCCGTGTAGTGCTTCTGGGTTGTCTGTCTCGTGAGTACATATCGTGATGTACTCATCTCCTACAAATGATATGTAACCAGTGTTATCTTGAAACTTGACGTATGTACCAAGTTCGAGAGATTTGAGGATGTTTCTCATTTCTATTTGGATAGCGTTGGCGAGTAAGAGGTTGATACTCATCTTATGTATCTGTATGCTTTAGATATAATAACTCACATATCTCTTCAATAGTTCTTAACGTAGCATCTAATTCATCACCATTAATTCTACCATCATAATGTGATTGATGTTGCTTAGAAATAAACATTCCAAGCGACTTCCTGAGTATATCTTTACTCTCCGAGTCTAGTATTTGTGTCTTGAGTCCAAACATTATAGTAATGGAATTAGTGAGAACTGATCGTCAGGTAAATCACCTCTAGTTTCTATATCAAATCCAAGTGTAATCCTCTTGCCTTCATACTCTTCATTCACACATACTTTGTGCATCCGTTCCCATCCAGGTCCGAAATATATGTTACCTACCTCATTATTTATTTCATACAATGGTCCTCTACTATCTCTAAACTTAGTGGTACTAGACTTAGGATCAATACTGACATATCCGTGGTAGTCAAACTTATGATCGTGCCAATTCAACACCTCGTGTGGTTCGTGCATATTAACCCAACACTGCATCCATAGTGGTTCATCAGTTCCCAACGTTGTTCTAACTACTGTCCTTATATCCTTCATCAATAACCAGAATAGTGGTGAAGGTGCAGTCAATGAGAATAGATTGTAAAACCTATAACCTGAGAAGTTAGTATCCATATTATCTAAATGCTCATTATCTAACTTCACATCCTCTCTATCAAATAGTTCTGGTAATGCACCAAGAGTCAACCCATCTTGTCTCAATGATGAGTCAAGACCAGTGAATGTCTCTTTGAATAGTCTGTAACCACGTCCTAATTGACGTAGCATTTCTTCTTGTTCGTGTTCTACAACTGGTGATCTATAAAGAACCCAATCTTCACCCTCGTTAATTTTGTAAGTCATTTGGATTGTATGCTAATCGTGGATCTTTTGGCACTGCATCTGCCAAATTGATGTTAACAACAGGTCGCCAAGTACCCACTGGTGTTGTTGATGAGTGGAATAGATCACCCTTGAATGCCACTGCTCGACCTCGTTTGGGTGAGACCCTTGTCATTTCAGTCCAAGTGTCTTGTTTTACCATCTCAATATATTGTTGAGGATTTTGTGTCCTCTCGTTGTAGATAATAGTGTCACCATTTGAATTATCAATATAATATACCACGTTCCAAGCATTTTGTACATAACTGTCAACGTGTGGTAACTGAATGATGTTAGAGCACCAAGCAGGTACGTGGTTGACTCTCATCCTAAGCAATGCCTCTGCCTTTAATCTCTCTCTGAACTGTAATGCTAGTGGCATAAATGCGTTACACAGTGATGATATCTCACCTTGCTCACATTCAAAGAGATAGTGGAAAGCACAATACCCATTCCTGGGATCACCCTGGAACAGGTCACTGATTGCATTGTCCTTTATCATCCATTTCAAGTCAGGGTTCTTGACACAATCTATCAACCAGTTCTGATACACTGGTGGGATTATATCATCAAAGACAAGAACGTCATCCATATTATTGAATTGTGTCTTAAAAGGTGACTGCACTGTGAATTTCATATTATGTGTAGTATGGTGAGGAGTTAATCATTGACTGCTCCTCTTGTATGAAGTCAGCAGCAGACTCCCAAGGCATTGATAACATAGGTCTTCCATCATATTTGTTCTTAGCATACTTACCATTTGCATCCACGTATGATACAAATGCTTGTACCTGTAACTCACCAGTATATTTTGGTCTCCAATGATAGTCCCTGTGTCCTCTGAAAATACAGATATCACCTTGATTTAATAATATTTGATGTGACTTACCATCTAGTTCAATGTATAGTTCCCAGTCAGTATCATCTCGTGTGATACATACGTTGCCAACCCACTCACCACTGGTTCTGTCTCTATGTCTGACTAGGTTGGTTCCTTTAACATATACTCTAGCGTATGAGAATGTCTGATATAATTCACAACCAACAACCTGTTCTATCATAGGTTGTATAACCTGACCCATTGCTTCAAAGCATACAGGTGAGTACATAGCAAATGCACCAGGCATTATGGGGTCCGAGGTAGGTCCAGAGTATTGTGTCTCAACAACCTCTTTAATCATCAGATACTCAGTCTTTAATTGTTCACAGGTCTCTTTAGATACACCTTCACGGATAACATATAGTTTGTTATCAGCAAGTGTCTCAACCTTCAAATCTTGAGTCATAGGACTGGTAGTCATTAATTCCCCTCCCAAAGAATACTAGAGTTAGTCTTGCATCATCAGCAGTAGAACCATAGAAGTTCTGTCCTCCGTGATACTTACGTCCATCAAATAGTATAGCACGATTGTAACGTGCTTGCACCTTGATAGATTCAATAAAATATGAATTACACTCCTCCTTATACTTATCAAAGTTAGCAATCGCTTCAGTACCCTGTGCCTCCATTGCCTTGTGAAACTCCTCTTCATATCCTTGCATCTCAGCACCAGCAGGTACATCATATATTGTTGTTCCACTATCCTCAGTCATATCTGGATTAAGATAGATAACACTACCAATTCCTAAATGATCGTCATCAGTGTGTATCCATCCACTACCACATTCACCTGTACTGATATGAAATGCTGCATCTGCTATCTCAAATGCACGATAACTTGGTAAGTATCTAATTATCTTTCTACATATTATTTCGTGTAACACAGGATCTAAATCTTGCAAGAGTTTAGTTCTCTTACCTGGCCAATACCCTCTGTTTGGATGTTCAGTACAAGGATAATATTCAAGTGATTGTGCATACTTACGCACTAAACTTGGTGTCTCAAAGAATCTATCAATGATAGTGGTTGGTACTACTTCTGCCATAATTTAAAAGGACACTTAGATGTGTTAAAGATTAGATTGTGTGTGATACGAGGAAATAGATTCTTAAGATCTGTTCTCTTTTGTGCATCACGTAGTTGTTTACTTGTTGGTGTTGCCTTAACCATATCATATGTTTGATTATGGTTATGCTCTTGATAGAATGCCAACCGATAAATCGGATCACCTCTCTTTATTATGATAGGTTTAGACTCATCAATAAACTCAACAGCAAAATTAATAGGACGTGACCAATCAGATAGATTCCACCATCCTTCTACTGTCCTGAAATTATTACCACCACATTGTTTCTGTTCTACCCATACATTCTTTGCCTTTGTCCACATCAAGAACACAGGTAAATGTATTTGAAATGTCTGATCCACCTCCCAATTTGGTGGTGGTTGTATTATCTGTTGAAACAGATCACCTAAGTTAGACTCAAGATACTGCTCCTCTCTGTGCATTGTCAACTCAATAGGTTTAGGTGCACGGATAACAAACTCTCGTTTTACCTTATGCTGCCAAGCAGGACAACTATAATATATCTTTTTCTTTGCATCAAATGTATCAAAGTATCTCTCTGGTTCAAATCCAACACCATCTAACGATAGACCAGAGTCAAGTGCTCTGTCTAATGACCAATCAGGTGATTCATATTGTAGATAGTTTATTTGAACGGACATTGTTTAAACATAAGAGTCTTTGCCAAATTTGAGATGAATCCCTTCACCCTCACCCTCTTATTCATATCTATAAGCAATCGTTCAGGTGGTAGTTCCTTCTTGAATTTAAACTCTTGATTGAGATTACCCTCCTCAATGAAGTTGATCTTATATAATGGATCACCTCTCTTAATGACAACAGGTTTAGTATTGTCCACGATGTTCAATCCAAATGATATAGGACGTGTCCAAGATGATAGATTGAACCATCCTTGAACTACTGTGAAATTATTATTGAGTGACGTGAGTGGATGATCCTTAACCTCCACCCATATATTTTTATTCTTAGTCCAACAGATCAACATAGGCATACAAACCTGCATTGTTGTGATCGGTGCTCTCTTATTCTGTACTTGTACTGTTCTATGTAAATCCTCATTGGTTAACTGAGCACAACTGATCATATTATTCTCATTGTCAATCTCTAGTGTCATATCTTTTGGTGCATATACTATCCACTCTCGTGATGTCTTATGAGTAAATGCAGGACAATCCAAATATGGTGTTGTCTTAGGCATTGTATCCAGAGTTCTTTCTGGTTCAATACCAACACCATCTATCGATAGAGGAGATTTGAGGATGTCAACCACATCTTCTGCTCCTTCATATTGGTAGTAATTAATCAGGACAGACATAGTTGAAATTAATGACGATTCTATTTGTAGCGAGGGTAGGACAGGACGATGCGTGCATTTTTAAACCATCAAAAATAATGAGTTTATTCTTCTCTGGTCTAACACGATCGGTGATGCTCCCATTTCTGTCAAAGAAGACGGTATCACCATCAGAATCGTTGACATAATATAGTGCTGTAGTGTGTGGAATATTAAAATCCACGTGTGGTCTATTATAACCTGAACTGGTCTGTAAAAGCAACCCTCCCTTAATCCTTATTAGTTTATGATCCTTCGGTGCAAATTGTAAGAGAGCAGGATATACAAAATCCAAACACTCAGATTCTATTCCCTCTTCCTCATCAAAGAATAGATGAGCAAATCCTGGTGATCCACGATGATGTGGTCCCTCGTGAGCATATGTGACATCATTCAGAAAATGCCAGTTGAATTTTATTCCCGACATCATATTGTGAATCTTGTCCACATATAATTCTGGTAATAGATCTCTAATGACCTTCATAGTTCATTGATAGTACTACACGATCTTCATCTGTATTATTTGGTTGTGTTGCGTGTTTCAACCAACCAGGAAATACCAGGATATCGTTAGTTTGAACTGGTATCTCTTTCCACAGATTCTGCTCTGGTACCTGTGGAGAACCAAAGCGATGATACTCTAGTGGATCCCTAACAAGAAAGTTCCCTGACCCTTGGGATGCCTTGAGATAACAAGACAATACCATAGGACAGGGACTGTGTAAATGTTCTGTTGTTATTCCACCACGCTTGTGGATATTTATCCAAGACTCACGTGGTTGTATCCTCATATCATAATATCCCCAGTGCTTCCAAATTGGAACTAACTGTTGATGTATGACATATAAGAACTTCTGTAAGCACTCCCAGTTATGAGGTGCATATGATTCTAGGGATGCTGACGCTGTACTAAATGCGTTGTTGCTCTCTAGTTCTGAGTTCTTGTTAACTGTGTCTAATAATGATCCAACATCAAACTGTAATGCACCACCGTGTTGATACTCAAAATCATAGTTGAGTCTCCAAACATAGTTTGGTATGTACTCAACTGGTTTAGGGTTTTCTGGTGTTATTATTAAACTCATCAACTTTCTCCTTCAACTGCTTAATACGTTTAGCAGTCTCTTCCCTGACCTTTTTGGACAGTCGTTTGAGAGTGGGTGGATGAGTTTCATAGTTTATGAATGAGGACCAAAAGTTATCATCATTTTGTTTTTTTGGACTCGACATCTGCTGAGGATTTGTGTAACTGTTCTATCGCTTTGAGGACTTCGGGAGTTTCTTCCCACTCCCAGGTATCCTCGTGTCCTTTACTGTTGATCTTCTTGAATTGTCTTAGCATAGGGTAGCATCTCCTTAAATGTTCTAGTAGCAAATCCGTAAGCAACTCTTACTTCATCTGCCATATCATCATTGAGTTTAGCACGAATAGCACCTTTTAGTTTGTCTGGGTTCTCAAATACGTACATATGTGACGAACCAGGTACTTTCTTAGCAAGCATCTGTCCACCCATAAGGTCACCCATATGACGTGTATAGATGTGTGCCATTAATCTATCCTGCCTACTCTTCTCACTAACATCCTTCTCAATCTCAGCAATGTACTTAGTAAATTCCTTTGTAGTCTCTAATGTTGGTGGTACTTCTACACCGTGCTCTGCCCATAACTCTTGAAAGTCCTTAACTAAACCTGGATACCTGTTGATATCATCTAATCCTGATAGCACATCTGCTTTAGATGCTGCATTCTCTAGTACATCATATTGTTGTATTTGATTATACAAGAAGATTGCATAAGACTTGGGATGTAGTGTCCCACCGAACATCATACCAACAAAGGGTTGCTCCTCTGCTCTCTTGTGATGTTCCCACGTTGCTTCTTTAAGTGACATTAGATCTCAATGTGTTTAAGGTTGACAAATTTTTCAATGGTTTCATCTACCTGTTGGTAGATAGGTGATAGATCTATGTTAGATCTGATATCGTGTGCAATCTGGTCAACTTGTTCTTCAGTCAGACAATGGTCTGGATGTAAAGAGTTGCACACTGGGATACGTTGTTCAACCAACTCATTCAAGTTAATACGTATCTCATAATCTCTGTAGACTGGCATTAGTAACTGGGATCTCCTGGTATGTTGTCATCATCAATAGCAGTTGACTCTCCAATCATTTCAATCCCTTCCTCTGGTTCAGCGTTGAGTTCGAATGATGGCATACCAACCTCGCTATCATCTCCCATTATATCACGTTTTACCATAAACAGTGCATCAATAGCACCTTCTAACCTGGATCTCTGACTGTAAGCATCAGATCTCTTTTGGAAGTCAATGGTAGTGACACCATAAGGGTTCAGTTTCTTATTACTGAACTCTTCATCCAACTCCTCAATCAGTTTACTCTGTTCTTCCTTCTGTAAGTGGAAGTTTTGTATTAGTTCATCGATGTTCATCGTTTGGTTCCGTCTGAGTGATAGTTGATCGCTCGCATTGCTCTTGCAATCTTTCTAGTTACAGTGTCTTCAGTTGAATACTCTGCTGCGAGTGAGTAATTGAAAGATTGTTCTAAGTCCCAGTCTTTTGGTTCAGCAGGTTCTTGAGTAAAATCATACCAATCTTTCTCAATGTGTTCACGTAACACAGGTATAAATTGTGCTAGTGGTGTTCCTGCTTTAATAAGTGTACCATCTGGTCCAGAGTCAAGCACTTTCCAGTACAATTGGACGTTGACTTGCATTGCAAACCGTGGGTCATACATACCAGCAACTGCCTCGAATCTAGTTTCGTTGTTGTAATACACTGGGAGTTGTAAAAACACAATGTCATCACTAGCACGAACCCTCCAAGGTGTTTCAAGTTTTATAACGTGAGCAAGAGTATCTTGTGGAAATACTCCTGACTCTGCATCCTCAAGCAGTGGGACTGTCTGATCTGGTGGATGATCTCCAATAAAATTGGAGTGTCTGGTAAAGTTGGTTACCTGTTCATATCTATAAGAGATACCGTCATTCTCTGTCCATATCCTGAAATCCATAGGTGAGGTTACCACCCAACCCATACGTGTGATTTGTTTTAGACCTGGACAATTAGCAACGTTTTGTGTACCCATAAATGGACACCTTCTACCCTTCGCATCCTTATCCTTCCATTGTCTTTTAATGGTTGAAGCAGGAAGCAGTGGGTAGTTCTCTGCTAGACCAGGTTCAAGTGAGAAGAATCTGATCCACGGTTTCTTCTTACGGAAGATATTCCACATTATCTTCTCCATAGATGTGTTCAAGTAGGTAATCATAATGAGTAGGACAATCATCCGACTCAACAAATTTCTTCACATTAGCAATATATTCTTCTCTTGTCACCTTACTGACTCCTATTGCGTGCTCGTTCTCATCACCACCCATTAAGTATCTTGTACCTAACTGTAGTCCTTGACCTGCTGCAATATAATTCATACCGTGCATATTAGCATTCAATGGTTCAGCGTGATCTAATATAGATCCCATCCTCTCAAAGTTATCATTAACCTTGATGTTACCATCAAACTCTTGTATCATATATTCATTACGTTGTGATGCCCACTTCCAATATGGATTATCAGTCCTCATTGACAGTGCATAGTGCATAGCAACAAACTTACCAAATCCAATAATCTCACGTCTAGCACAATAATTATACCACTGTCTCTCTATATTTGTGATGTATCCTCTTCTTCTATTGAGTATGTCAACCAGTCTAAGGATACTCTCGTGTGTTGTTAATAGTCCTGTTGATTCTAATGGTTCAACAAATCCATATGATAGACCAATAGCAAGACAATTAAGTTCCCACGCTTTATCTCTATAACCGTGCTTCATCTCAATAGTTTCAATCTCATACTCATCAGGTGCAATACCAAACTTCTGTTCAATCCAGATCTGAAACTCTTGCTCTGTCTCGTGTTGCATTGCAAATCGTGATGACCAAGCATAACCAACACCAATACGATTCCATAGTGGAATAGTCCACATCCAACCATTATCAGCACCAGTACAGTCAGTCACATTGTGCATTGCTTCTTTACGTTGATCTATGTCAAGGTAAGGAATACGTGCGAAGTGTGCTCTATCATTTGCAAGTATATCTTTAAAATCATTAAAGTTTACATTCATCAATCCCTCAATGAGTGCACCTTTAAATCCAGTACAGTCAATGAATAGATCACCCTGTACTCCTACAGTCTTATTATCTGCTGCTAATCTAACTGCTAAGTGTTTAATCTCTCTATTAGATGCAGCAGGTGATCCACCTTTCTTCACATCCTTGACCATACCACGTACTTCACCTATTACGTGTGTGAATCTATCCTTCTCTGCCCACGGATAACATATATTATCTCTTAGGAACTCCCCAAACTTCTCAGCATCCAAATGATATGCTACATCAGTTTCCATATTATAGTTATCCCAATCCATATATCCTTCTGGTGTCTCAGCACTACCCCACTGCTTATTATTTGCTACAAGTGTATCGTTCTCAGGATTATAGAACTGACTGAATGACTTATTGTCTGGATTATATTCTTCTGGATGTCTCTTCTGTAAGTCAAACCAATCTTCAATACCATTAGCAGTGTTGTCTAACTTATATTTACCAAATGGATACTGGAAGGTTGATCCTTTCTCTCTAAAATCTGTGAACTGAATACTATTCTTGTATGTGGCATTACAATACTCCATCCAGTCTGTATCTTGTAGACCTAGAGCATCAGTAAACTTATTAAAGTGTCCCAGTGTTGACTCACCTACACCAATTGGTTTATGTTTTGCACTCTCAACAAGCACAACATTAACCCAAGGACATAGTTTCAACAAGGCAGCACAGGTCATCCAACCAGATGATCCACCACCCACAATTACAATGTTATTGACTTGCATAATCTAATTGATACCGTCAGTATTATATAGGGTCTGGTTGTAGAAGTCAAGTGGGACAGGCATATTATTGGCAATCTGAATTCCCTGTTCAAGTCTCATACTAACCTCATTGTCCACATTCTTGAGCATCTCATCGTCATATAGTTTATCATAGTGTGCTTCCATATCCATTATCTCCTTCCTACCAATGATAGTATATCCTAGTCCTGCCAATACAAACTGCATACCAATAAACAAATCATTTAATGTTGTTGGTATGTCCCTACAATCAATTTGATTTAGTGTATGGAAGTAAACAGAAGTTGCTGCATCCCAATATGGTGTGTCATCCTTGAATGCTGCGGTGAAATGATGGACAACAAAATCTCTGAATGTCATAAACTTAACGTGACACGCTGCATTGAACCAGTCACGTTGTAGTCCTGACAATGTATCCACCTTTGGATCAGCAAATTGTATGAAATTAAATAGAAACTCGTGTACTGAGAACAAACCACCTGATTCTAATGGTTCAATGAAACCAGCAGACAACCCAATAGCTAGAGTATTGCCTACCCATATCTTTTCTCTCATACCTGTTGGCCAACGTATATATCTGAAATCACTATCAGGTGCATCAGGACAACCTAGATGATCTTTAAATTCTTTGAGTGCAAATCTCTTGTCTTGGAACTTACTACTGAAATTATATCCTGTACCAATCCTATTCCAAGTTGGTACCTTCCAGACCCATCCACTTGATAGTGCTGTAACACTGGTATAACTTGTAAGTTCCCGTGCCTTATCAACATACTCCCGTTTAGTGCACCACGTACTGTCATTGAGTAACACGTCCCTCCAATCTTCCCAGGGTACACCCAGGCGATTCATCAATATTGCTCTGAATCCTGTGCAATCTATGAATAGATCAGCAGTTATCTCTCTACCATCATCAAGAGTTAGTTTCTCTATATTGTCACCATTAGTGTCTATCCTATCTACTGTCTCTCTAATATAATTTAAACCACGTGGTAAGCAGAACTTATCCTTTAAGTACGTAGCAAACTTAGTAGCATCGATATGATAACCAACTAACTTGTCTATGTGTGGTGTATATAATTTTCCCTGTTCAGATACTGCTGCTGCATTAGAGTATACATTTTGGAATGTATTATTTGAAGGCTGACGATAATGCTTCCAAACATAGTAATCTAATGGTGGTAGACCTGTGTCATAGCTACCAAAAGGGTACTGCCACGGTTGGTCAGTACCCCAATTTTCAAATCTAATGCTGTTCTTATATGTTGCGTCACACGCTGGCATCCACTCTTTATCTTCGAGTTCAAGATACCTTACAAATGTATTAAAATGCTGTGTTGTAGATTCCCCTACCCCTATAGTTCCAACTAGAGGAGACTCTATCAACGTAATATTCTTAGAAGCCTTGGAAAGGGGACTGTCACCAAAATGTTTAAGTAACACTGATGCTGTCATCCACCCTGCACTGCCACCTCCGACAATACAGATGTTATTAAATTTCATAATGAGTTAAGTAGGTGGTTCTACGTATGCTCCACCCCAGTTTGAATAACGTTCCCAACAGGGACTGTCTTGTGCACTTATCTTAGCAGGTCTTGTGGTTGATGGCTCAACAACGTCAGACATATACTCTGCGATTTCATCTTCTGTCATCGCTGGATCCATTGGTTCTTCTACATCAGACGGTCTTTGAGTATTCTCTTTGACTGTCTTAACGTGCTGGAACCAACTAGCGTCAGAAGCGTTCAAAGCTTTACCCGCAGCTAAGTCTTTGTACAGCATATCTAATTGCTGACCAACTTCACCGTATGCTACACGTCTTGTCGTAGCAGGATCAGCATATGTTTCAGTTCTCTTGACCCAGATCATATCAGCAGCACTTGGTGACCATTCTAGTGTCCAAGAGTTAGTAATATCATCAGGGGCATTCACCCACATTTGAGAGCAACCACGTCCTAAGAACAATGTGTACTCTTCACCAGGATCCACTACGTCTGCTACGTAGCCATTAAAGTCCATTAATGCTTTCTTCATTGGATCTCCCTACTTGTAGTTAATAACAGTAATGACACCGTACTTACCGTTTGAACCACGGAAAGAACCAAAGTGTCCACCAGATCCACCACTACCATAAGCAGAGTGATCTTGGTGATTATGTGAGAAGTTACCACCATTTGGCCAACCAGCAGCAACTGATCCTCCAAAGTGAGATGGTCCTCCAGTTCCACCACCGTGAGCAGCGTGGGACTGTCCACCTCCACCCCAGATGTTAATGTCTCCACCAGAACCATTACGTCCTAGTCCACCTGAGTGGGAGTTGTTACGTGCAGCACCGTGTCCACCACCAGCAGATAGATATGGTCCAAAGGATGAGGATCCTCCGTCTCCACCACGGTTAAAGTACCAAGTACCTCCACCGCCTCCACCAACTGAAATACCAACTGAAGAAATGTTTTCGACGCTCATTACACGCTCAGAATATCCACCAGCACCACCAGACTCTCCGTGTCCAGCACCACCTCCTCCACCACCATTGCAGCGGACGTGAATATACTTCACACCTGATGGTCTGTTCCAGGTTCCACCCCCAGTCCAGACGTTCATATTGTAAATGTTTTCGGAACTTACAGATGCCCAAGACATCGAAGAACCATTGTTAGTTAGAAACTTTCCAGACTGTCCTGAGATACTAGGTACTATCTGACCAGACGAACCTGACATAGTTCCGTTCACGGTCAAATTACTGCACGTTAATGTTCCGTTCGCAGTAATATTACCAGACGCTAGGGTAAATCCACCGATGCCTGACAGGTCTCTAATAGATGCAACTTTAAGTGTACTCATTTTACCTGTTTAGTTTTCCTCAAATCTATTTATATGTTTATGGAGTTGGTCTAACCTCATCTGTTTCCAGATATGGTTGATCCCTATTCCATTGATCATCATCAGGGTAATAACCTGGATGATAATGTACTTTATTGGCAGGATAATCCCTTCCAGTGGACTCATCCTCCCATTTCTCTACCTTGAAGGTCTCCTTATATTTCAAAGTGATACCATCTTCTTTAACCCAAGCCTGTACTATGTAATCAGTATCGGGTTCAAGTCTAGGGAAACTTATATTTTCAAACCAAGGACAGTCTGTACAGATGATACTATCGTACTTCATCTCATACAGTGGTGTATCTGTTCCTTTGCTGATACACACGTACATCTCTAGGTTATTAAATTCTAATGCGTACACACCATTCTTTCTAACACTCATCTTAACATTAGGATCGTAAGATTTTAGTGTTTGAAATCCAGATGCTTCCACAGTATTAAGAGCAACATCAAATACTATTGTTGCTTCATTATATTCTAATGCCTGTACCTCATTGTCAGCAGGTTTGGCAGTATGAATATCGGTTTGAGTTGGGTTACTAGTTGGTTCCATTAAGCCTCATAGCATACTGTTATGTTACCAGTTCCACCATTATATTGTCCAGCCCCGTTACGAGCCCAATGACCCCAGTTTCCACCGTTGCCATAAGATCCACTCCAAGTCCCTGTGTCATCAGCATAGTTAGAACTTGACCAATTGTTTCCTCCACCTCCACCTGCTGCTCCATTACAGTCACAGCCTGGGTTTCCTCCACAATTTCCAGCGTTCCAACCGCCTCCACCACCGCCTCCTCCAGAGGCATCATTACCTGGTCTTCCACATTCATCACCATTAGTATCTCCATTACCACCGTGTGCTCCACCCTGTGAACCACACTGTCCGTTCTCTCCTCTCTGGTGTCCTGCTCCTCCTCGACCAGCACCACTACATCCTTCACGACCACCGCCCCCGCCACCACCTGCTGCTACCAACAGGATATTGCCCTGAGACAAGTTAACACCCCAAGGTGAGAAGAACATACTTGCTGCTCCACCACCTCCACCTCCAGCAGAGCATCCTCTACAAGAAGCGTGAGTACCACGTCCACCTGATCCATAACCAGATCCATTATTACCATTACCTCCACCACCCCAACATCCGAAGCAACCTCCTCCGTTAGAGCCACCACCTCCGACATATGCTCGGAAGCGTCTGGACTGAACCCATCCTTGTTCTAAGATGAGTCGTGCATAGGCAGCACCACCTGATCCACCGTGTGCACCACCTTGACCGCCATTACCACCAGCTGCACCCCAAGCCCAAACCCAAATATAGTTACCAGTACCTGAGTTAATATACAGGCTATTGTCCCCACTTCCTTGGAAGCGATGACATCGAAGTTGTTTTCCAAATTGTGATGTTGTAAATACTGAACCGTTATTATCAGCAGTAACTGCTTCGATTCCTCCAGCACCACCACCTCTTGATCCTAGCGAGTGTGAAAGACCGTTAAGTATACCTGAATAACCAATTTGTGTTCCCATTATGCGTAATTCGATCCTGAGCCAAAGACAGTGAATGCGTGTTGAGCAGTATTTGGTGTATGTACCATAGCAAATGATACTACGCACCATTTCTCATCGTGTGATGGAGCTGATCCACCTATCCACTGGATGTTAGTACTCTGTCCATTAATATTAATGGATGATGGAATACCAGACCCACCTACTTCATATATAGCACACGTAATACCATATCCGTGAGCTCCATCAGTAGGAACATTGTTTAAAGATAATGTCCAGTTACCTCCACCGTTCTTGTTTATCCAGATAGAGTTACCATTATTATAGTCGTGAGTTATACTTCCACTAGTTGTATAGAAGTAGACACGCTCTGAAGTTTCTTCAAAGTGAAATCTACCAGTTGAAGTAATATGTTGTGACTCAATATCAACGAAGTGAGCATAGGACAGATCGTCGTCTCCAAGTAATGTCCACGTTGCTCCGTTTTCAATCGTGACCGTAAATCCTGAGTCAATCTGTACAGGACCAGCAGTAAATCCGTTTGTAAATTCTACACCACCGTTCGCTATAGGACCAATGGTTATGTTTTCTGTTATATTTGTACCGTTCGTTCTAATTATACTTCCTTCACCAAGAGCAGGACCACCTCCACCAACGTCTGTCCAACCTGGGTTACCCTGGTTAGCATCCTGTTTGTAGATCTGTGCCATATCTTCGGTGCTGTTATACACCAAAGTACCAAACGCAGGAGTTCCCAACGCAGTGACTTGAGCCTGGTTGAGATACGGTAAGTTAAGTTGTTCAGTAATACTCCACGCTTCTACAAGACCTCTTGTAGTTGCCTGAATATTATTACCATTAATCTTTGTAGTCATCTACTACTACCCTCCTTCTATGTTAACTATTTAGATTACCATCTCTCTTATGTGAATCACACTTCCAGTAGCAGGAGAGGAAGAAATACTAAAGTCAACTGCGTTACCTGATACCTGATAATCAACACCAGGAATCTGAGCAACACCATTTAAGAATACCATTACAGAGTAGCTGGTATGTCCAGGTGAGATAGCGAAACCAGTCGTAGACCCGTTTCCATTATATGTTACACCGTTGTTGTTATTGGCAATACCCGTTGCAAGAGTATATTTGTCAGCACAACCATAATTACCAGTAACATCTAAGTTACCATTAATATAAGTGTTACCTGCGATCTTCATCCTGTTGGATGCGTCAGGTGCCATACCAATACCATAATTTGTTACACCAGAGAATCTACGTGCAGTAATAGGTGAAGTATCGGTCAATCCGAACTTGTACCATATACCTGTGTCATAAATCCATCCTAGTGAGTCACCAGCTTGCCAGTCAATATTATAGATAATATCACCATCATTAAATGCTAATGACGAATCAATATCTGGTTGACCTGTGCCATCATCTTCTGCAAGGAAGTTCTGCTTTAGTACAGTTCCATCATCGTTGGCATACGTCAATTTTATTGTCTGAATATTTTCCTGAGCAGTGATTCTCTTCTGGAAAGTCACTGGACCTGAGAAAACAGATTCAAGTTGGTTAGATGCACCACCAATTACGGTTAGTTTGTCAGTAAGTACAACCTCAGAGAATGTCTGAATCGTAGTTCCCTCTTCACCAACAACGTTCAACTGTGCGATGTCTTCGTTAGTGATCTGACCAGTAATCGGGTTGATAACCTGGTTACCAACATACAGTTCACCATCACTGTTAACACCTGAGTAGTAAGCAACACCTGCTGCTTCCTTAAGTGACTGTGATAATCTGACCTGTATAGATGATAGTACCTCCACCTGTGTAGATGGGAACGCTGTACTGTAGTTACCTGGACCAAAACCAAGATATTCAAACGTATGACCCGATGCTCTAAGGATTGAGTACCTTCGAAGTTCACATAACAGTGGAGCAACTGAGTTATCAGCGTTAAGTTTCAATGCAATCTTTCTTTCTTCTTCATCACCTAATCGTGCAGTAACAACGACACTGTTCAAGGTGTTAGAAGTAGTGTTATAACCTAAGTTGTTCTCCTGTTCTAATAAGAAGAACTGTGCAGTCTCTCTACTAATTGATAGCTGTGTATCTTCATTAGCTTGTGGTTGTGCACCATCAGTTGTAGTGACCTTACCTAGTATGTCATTGTCTGCAATAGACACAGAAGGAGCTGGGTCAGCAACTGGGTTATCTCTGTCAAATGTTGGATAAACATCTACAGCATACTGTGAGAACGCAAAGTCATTAAAGTTTGACGTTGATGGTGATACCGAAGCATTCAGTATGGTGAGATAATAGATACCATCCTTAACACCACGTTCAAATGGTTGGAATACTTCTACCTCGTAGATGTAATAAGTCTTGTCGTATGCAGGAGAGTTTGTTTCAGATGATCTAGGTTGTACAACGAAACCAGTAATAGGTTCACGAGGTATTGGGAATGAATCCTTATCTAGAACATAACGGAAACGATAGATTCTATCCTTAAGGTCTCTTGCATCAGGTACCCTTCTAATGAAGGATGTTGGTGTAAATCCTAAGTTCTGATACTGTGCGTTAGCAATCAGAGTTGTGTATATATCGTTATTAGTTGAGTCTACTTGTAGATACCAGTTTGACTGGTTAGGATCATACTTGATAGGAGACTCATCAGCACCAGGTAGTGTACCAGTTACATCAGCACCAGATGGATCAATCTTTGCTGTGTGAGTTGTAGGAGCATTAGCACCAGAAGCAATCAACAGTACGTTAATCTCATCAGGAGTTGTTGGTCCATCTTTTCTAGCACCAACGGTATAACCCTGAATCTTACTAGGTGGTTTTGCATTCTCATTGGTATAACCATAGAGATACAACTTAGTTGGGTCTGCTGCGTTTCTAATCTTAGCAATATCAAACGTTACCCAGTTAATTGATATCTCTGGGACATCACTTATACTCTTGGGTGGGATGATATGTGTGAGCTGCCCTGCCTTGTCTTTCGTAAATGCTGCGCTCTTAAAGCCTTTAGATCGGAGAGAAGTGTTACCAAAGTTTGAGTTCGAGTTGGTAATCGAGAGGTCTCCTCC